ACGAAAAATCATATTGAACTTTTTTATCATGAGTATAATGAGTTTTATCATGATTTATTTTTTGAAATCAGTGACTTGTCTGAAAACGATGCGATCACAATTTTTATAAATAATGAAATTAAAGAAGATCTCAACGAATTCCTTTTAGAAGAAAGACCTGAGCTGTTTGAAATCTCTATAGAAAAACTCAAATCATCAATAAAATTTGACACTTATAAATCGAATTAAAAAAAATATGATAATCTAAAAAAATAATAATAGCTCTTTTGATACGAGACCTCTATGATTCAATTTAAATCAGTGCTTTTGGCAACCGCTGTGGCCGGTCTAGCAGCGAGAAACATTTTCATGCAGCAGATGATCCCGAGTGATCTTGTGTGAATGTCGTCACCAGAACCCTTCACGCTTTGACCTAGGGGGGTTGAAAAAAAAAAATGAAAAACCAAAAATTTTTTGAAAATGTCGGAAAATTAGTTCACGAAAACATAAAAAATAAAAAAAATATAAATAAATTAAAAGACGATCATCTCGAGGTCCTCGAAATCGCCATCCCTGCGGGGGAGGAACAGATTTTTTTAATGTGTGACAAAAATTTAAGAACGTCTTCTCTGCCGATTTATACCACGTTTCAAAAATTTTTTAATTTAAAAAAAGACAAATTTGGAAATTATTTTCATCCTGAACCCAACCGCAAAAAAATCAATTATGGCGAAGCTGGGAAGAACTTATTGAAATTCCTTGTTTTTTCTGAATGAATAAAATCAACCTCGTCGATTTGGAAAAGCTTTTCCATAGAAGTAAAGACCGTATTAAAGACCTCGGAGAAGTATTCACTCCTGAATCCATCGTCGAGGATATGCTTGATCTACTTGCAAAAGACAAGCGTGGTTTGTGGAGTGACATAGACACAACTTTTTTCGAGCCCTGCTGCGGCCACGGGAATATAGTTCTCGCAATCTACCGAAGACGACTTGAAGCTATTTACAAGAAAGCTTTGTCGCAGAATATAAAAGAAGCTGCCTATTATGCTGTAGCCAATGCACTAAACACTCTCTGGGCAATCGATATTGACGCAAATAATGTCGAAGATTGCCGAACACGAGTTTTTGCTGCAACATTAGATTTTTTAAAAGAGAAGCTACGAATAAATAGTGACTTCATTTTGATCTCCCATAAAAGAGAATTCTTTGCTCATGTGCTGTCTTGCATTCGATGGCAGGTCGATGAGAACGAAACACTATCCGCCCTTAGCTCACCAGCCTTGGCTAAAGAAAAGGCAAGTCTAACGAAACCAGGTGCAAAATGGTTAGCTCAAAACGGTCATCACCAGCTTGATTTTAATTATACATGGTGTGCTTTTTTTAAAGAGTGTGAATCAAAGGGCACTGTGCCCCCCGAATTTGAAAGATCACTAAAATTCCTTGAGGCCGTTTTGACGGGCAAAGTTCGTGGTTTTGATGAATACAGATTTGTAAAAGTTATTATTTACGCATGAGCTAACACGGCCCTACCTGACACTAATCTCTTGACACCTAAATCAATTTTTGTTAGACTCCAAAAAGTGTCTTGAGTTGAACTTTTTATTGTGGGGTGTTTGTTATATGAGATTTCATTTTTCTAGCGTGGTTTTATTTTTGTTTTCAAGCGTTGCCTTTGCGCAACTGCCGCCGGAGCTAAACCCGGGCGGATTTAAAGCGTACTGGCCTGGCTCGGGCCGCATGGATCTTATCGTTCATTCCAGCCGGGGGTCGGTCGAACCACAAAATTATTGTATGGCCTACAGCGGCACCATGCTGAGGGGCCACACGATCCGCATGCAGCCTCCCGAGGGCTCGCATCAGTGGGGCAATCCCCATTTGGAGACCATCCAGGCCGCGCGCATTGAGAAAAATGGAGGCGCGTGGAATAAATTTTGGGGCAGCCACACGATCCAGCGCTGGACGTGGGGCAACACCAATCGTTTTGGGTACAACGTGGCGATGGGATCCGTATTTGTTCCGCGTGGGTATGTTTTAGAGCTCTATAACAATATTAATTATGAACCCTCCGGCGGCGGTTTGATCGTTGCGGGCGCCATCCTTACCGATCTAGAAGACTACGCGCCTCAAATTAATTCTGTGCTCTGCACACGGACGAACGAAGACGCTTCTTACGTTTTCCCTATGTGAGAAAAAAAAGGAAAAAAAAGATGAATACAAAGACTTTAGTGCCCCTCGCAACGCTCCTTTTCCTCACCCCCCGCGTGGGCGAGGGGGGCTACAAGGAAGACATGATTAAGAAATTTGGCCACTCTAATTTTATTTATGATGCCGCGCATGATGTGGAAGAAGAGCAAAAAGTGCTTAAATTTAACATCCCAGAGCCCGTGCCCCTCGCTTCATTTGTCATAGATTTTCGCGTGTGCCCCCAAGATGCCGATTTAAATACATGCAGACTTGGAAAACAACGCTTCATTCGCGAGGCAAACCCCAGGCCCGCGCAAACGCCAAGGCGTTTTGACCGCGAAATCACGGGGGTCCTCCGTGTTTATTCTGGGAATATTTTAAGTGTTGAGCGTTTTATAACAAAAGAAATGGAACGGACCCTCGAAAAACAAACCATGGGAGCCGCGCACCTGGGGCAGCTCGCCTATCAAGCTGCTCAAGATGAGTTAGCTAAAATGCTTAAAGACCCCGAGAAGGGCATCCCCGATGACCATGAATTTGGTGATGCGCGAGACGATCAAGCGCGTCGTCGGTATGAGGAGATTAAAGCACGGGCTCAAAAGCCTATAGAAGACAATTCGATGCCTCAAGAATCTGAACGATTACCGCCACTTATCGAAACCAAAGAGTTCAGTATGGGTGATCAAAGAAAAATTTGTATGGACATCATCGCGAGCAAACTCGAACTTCTAGAAGTTTACGAGTTGGATCGTGAAAATGAAGAAATAAAAGATGCGATTGAATTTTTGATTCAGCAATATGACAAATCAAAATGTAACGAGATTCTATAAAAAGGAATACCACTCACATGAAAAAATTTTTAAGTTTTATTTTGGCGTTTTCAATACCCTTTAGCGGCTTTGCGAGCGAAAACCCCATAAATTATGAATTAATTAACAGGCATTGCGAACTCTTAGAAGAAGCACTAATAAAAGGCGTTATAAAGTTTGAAGAAGTGGACACAGACGAGATAAAAAAAGGTATTTTCATGCTAGGAGATCGCTGTGAGATGAGAGTTGAAGATTATTGGCGTGCGCTGGAAACCGTTGCTTTAAGAGGGGGGGCCGCGGGTGGAGTTGCTTTGACTGCGGCCGGGGCTGGGAGTTCAAACTACATAAAACTTTTGACAAAAGGTGCACTGGTTGGGATTGCTCCGCGCTTTATCCCCGGTATTGCAGCTATTGCAGCCTCCTTGGGGGCGGTGAGTGGGGTCATGGAAACCATACGGGTTTTGGAAGAAGAGCAAAAAAAATGCTTGGACGATAAAAACGCCGAAATTATAAAAATGTTAGACGATCATCTCAAAAAACTGGGTCACACGAGGTAGGGAATTAAAAAAATGAAAAAATATATTTACTTTTCTGTGTTAATAGCGCCCGTGTTTTTTTTATCATGTGGAAAAAAAACACAAAAATACCAAAAAGAATACCCGCTACATGACTCACGAAATCTCTTCGATCTCAATTATCTTTACTCAGCTTGTGCAAAACGGTATGCTGGACTAGATCCAATTTACATGCGCTCGGATGCGGGTACACCTGGGGAAGAAGAATTCCCTTCCTGCGTATCCGTTAAAAAAAAGCTTCTTGAAAATAATTTGAGTGCAGCTCAAGTTGCTGAAATTTTACAAAATTTGAGAGAGGGCGACATTTTTGAAGCCAAGCAAAACACGAAATATTTTTCCCATGAAGCAATTAAAAATTTAAAAAATTTAATCACGCGATTTGAAGGGCCCCCTTCTTGAGGGAGCGTCCTTTAACCTCCGGTCTAAATAAATTATTGCCCATCAAGTAAAATTATGATTGAATACCAAATATCTCCATCGTTCCCAAGCATGCGATGCATTAAATTATAAGAATAATGCATTGATTTTGCGTCGACTTCTGTATCATAACCATCCTCCCACCACTCTCCAAAGGGGTCATTCACAAAAAAACCTGAATCATCATAGCCTGTTATGACCACTATGTGCCCCGATTCGGTGAACCTCCCGTGGACGATTACGGGAATTCCTACTTTCACAAATTTTTGAATATCCTCAAAATCCCCGTGATAGTTATTAAAAATCAATGGGTCGGGGTGTCCGTTTTCCTTGAGTTCCGCTCTCAAAATATCAGCAAGACCTGTTGGGCTTTGTCCTGCGGTCTTACCATATTTTGCGTAAATCTCATCAGGTGTGATTTTATGAGACCAATAACTCAAAACCATGGCAGCACTCGAGATCCCACAGGTTCCATAAGGCTCGTTCTCGTTTAAAAGCTGGTGATAGTAGGGGACGTCGAGTGATTTTTTTTGTAGTATTATCGGAACCTTATCAATGTCGGCAATATTAAAATTATAATAAGTCATCACAACGGGCGTAGCGATCACCCCCGCAAGGGTTGTCGCTATAATAAAAGATTTGAGGGGGATCATAGGATTTTTTAAAACCTCTAGGAGTGGGGGGCGTAACTTAGCAGACCTTTCTCATTTAATTATATATTAAAAAAACTGTTTTCCACTTCTTTTTAACCTGAATTTATATCTTTGAAACAAACTGAGCATACCCTCCGTGTTCGTTGACTAAATCAATAAAACGTTTTTGGGCAAGCTCTTTTGGCGTTTCTCGAAATTTCCAACCCGGCTTTTTTATTTCAAACGCAACGAACTGACCCAACAATTGCCCCACATGATCCTGTGTGATGAGGAGGGGCTTGATGCCTACAAGGTCTGAGGATTTAAGTGCGGCGTTCATTTTTTGGGATTCGTTTGCGAGCCCAAAACGCAAAAAACCCCCATAAGGCGTTTTTAAAGCACCCACATTATTCCTCCAAAGCACGTACCCCAAAGATTCATAATATTTTTTAACTTCATCCTGCAAAGACTTTTCTAATCTTTTATTCATGTGTTTTTTTTCCTTGCGTTGTAATCGCGACAAAAAAAAGATAACATAAAATAAAAAAAGAAAGACAAAACCACACAATGGAACACTCTCAATTCTCGCCGAGCTCCTCCCACATTTGGTCCCGATGCCCCGGATCTTTAAGTCTACCGATTCAAGAAACATTTCTTGAGAGCGAATTTGCCCTCGAAGGCCATAAAAAACACTGCGAAGCCCACGATTTTTTCAGTAAAAATATTTTTCAATGCGATGACCCCCACGTTTCTTTTTATTTGTCTGTTCTAGAAAAATTAAAGGAAGAAGAGGGGGTTTCTGTCTTAAAACTTGAAGAAAAAATTCATGTGCATGGGGAATGTTTTGGCACCGCCGACGCTTTTGCTTTCAACGCGCATACCCATGTTTTAACCGTGATTGATTTTAAATACGGTATATATCCTGTGGAAGTAGATGAAAACACTCAACTTTTACTTTATGCGTATGGTCTTTTAAAAAAATATAACGCGCACTACATCGTTTTAAAAATCGTACAACCCAGAGCGCATCACCCCGAAGGCCCCACACGTTCGGTGGTCTACACCCGAGACCAATTGCTTGAATTCGTCCACCCATTAAAAAAAATTATAGATGAGCCTAAAGAAGAATTTAAAACGGGGGGACATTGCAAGTTTTGCAAACGCAAGTTTTTTTGTAAAGCCTTCCACGACGCGGCCGTTTCTTTAACCGAGGTGGCTTTAAAAAGCCCAAAACCTCAAAAAATTGAAAAAAATCACGTCGGAAAATTTTATGAGCAGATCAAAATTGCTCTTGAAAAACTCACTGCTCTTGAAAAAATATATGCTCAGCATATAAAACATTCGCTCGGGGTTCCCGGCTACAATGTAGTTCCCGCGTTATCCACACGAAAATGGGTTGCTACCCCTCGCGAATTAAAATCGTGGGCGCTAGCTAATAATTTTGAAATATGTGAAGAAGTTTTTTTAAGCCCTGCGCAGATTGAAAAAAAATACAACACGCAAGTACCTAAAAATTTTGTAAATCGCGAAATCATAGGCGTAAGAATAAAAAAAGGAGAAGAAAGCGTATGACTGGAATTTTATCACCTGTCGGGATTCTGGTTGGTGGAAATCTTTTAAATCCATACCCAGACAACAAATATTTTTTTGCTTTTGCGATCGATAAAAAAAATCAAGATTGGGAGCGTGTAAAAAATGAAATATATAGGGTCGCAAAAGAGGGCTTTCCTAAACTTTTTAACGCCGATGGAGCGTGTTTGAGCCCAAAATTTGCTTTTAAAATAGTGGATGGAGACAGCCAATTACCCAATTCAAAAGGGGTTGCCCCATGTGAAAAATCGGGGTATCCGGGGCACTGGGTTTTAAATTTCGGCGGGATGTTCCCCCCAAAAGTGTTCACGAAGGGGGGCGCGAGCATCGTAAGTGATGCTGATTTAATTCAACGAGGGGCTAAAATTCGTGTCAATTTCTCAGTAAAATCAAACGGTTCCACACAGCAACCCGGTGTTTATCTCAATGCGCGTCTTGTTGAATATATTGACCCCGGGGTTCCTTTAAAAAGCATGGGGCTTCAAGATGACGGCTCTATTTTTCAAAAAAATCCAGTCGACGCAAACGGACTTGAAGAATTTCCTTTTTAAGAAAAAAAAATAGATTATGCACATAGATTTTGAAACTTATTCCGAGGCGGGTTATGTGTTTGATAACACTCAAAAAAAGTGGGTGTCTATCACGCAATCCCCACCCTTTGGACTCGGTGCTGTAGGCGCGGCGGTCTACGCAGAACACCCCTCCACTGAGATTTTATGTTTGGCTTATGACGAACATTTTTGGAAACCCGGCGATCCCCCGCCAACAAAACTGTTAAATCACGTGGAATCGGGCGGCACAATTTTTGCTTGGAACTGCTTATTTGAGTTTTGGATCTGGCAGCAACTCGCACATAAAAAAATGGGCTGGCCTCCACTAAAAATTGAGCAATTACGAGACCCTATGGCACGCGCGCGCGCTTTCACACTCCCCTCAAGCCTTAAAAAAGTCGGCGAGATTTTGAACGTTGAGAGTCAAAAAATTGACACTCCTGTGCTTAAAATTTTTTCAGTCCCACGAAACCCAAGCAAAACGGACCCAAGGAGGCGGATCCGTCCCTGGGATTTTATGGCAAACCCGGGAGAACTCTACGCATATAATATTCAAGATGTCCGTTCAGAGACAGAAATAGAGCAACGATTACCAGAGCTTACAGAGTTTGAACACAAAGTGTTTTTACTTGATCTTAAAATTAATAATCGCGGCGTGTTTGTTGATAAAGAACTTTTAAACACCTCTATAAAAATTATTAAAAAAACACACGCAGAGCTTACAAAAGAACTTTCTTACCTGACCGAAAACCAAATTACCAGCGCAAGCCAAGTCAAAAAAATCTGTGATTATACGGGGTTAGAAGATCTTTCACTTGAAAGTTTAGAAGAAGCATTAAAAAACCGTCAAAAATTTGACGCCAAACAATTTCGGGTTTTAGAAATCCGTCACCAGCTCGCGAGCGCAAGCATTAAAAAAACTTTTGCGATCAAACGCAGAATCAGCCAAGACGGGCGTTTGAGGGGTATGTTTGCCTACTGTGGCGCTGACCGCACGGGCAGGTGGGCCGGACGTGGGCCCCAACCCCAGAACTTGCCCGCGAGTTTTTCAGAGCTGGAAAATTCGGATCACAGAAAGTGGGTAAATTTAAACGAAAAGCTTGAGTCCCATATCTCAGGTCATCCGCGTCCTTTGGAGCTCGTAGGAAGCTATTTACGGGCTTTATTCTGTGCACCTGAGGGTAAGGTATTGATATGTTCTGACTTTTCATCTATCGAAGCGGTCGTCCTTTCTTTTTTGTCAAATGAAGAGTGGAGGAAGGAATCTTTTTATAAAAAACAAGACATTTATAAACTTTCAGCAAGCCGCATCCTTAAAAAACCTGTTGATATGATTACAAAAATGGAACGTCGGATGGGAAAGATCGCCGAGCTCGCCCTCGGGTACGGTGGGGGAATAAATGCGTGGAGGGCTTTTGATTCTCATTCCGGCATGTCAGAATTTAATATAAAAAAGACTATCGAAAACTGGCGGCAAGGAAGCCCACAGATTATAAAATTCTGGGCGCGGTGTGAATCCGCAATGAAAACAAGCATCTACCACCCGCATAAAAAAATTCCGATTGTAAAAAATATTTACGCATATTTCGATAACGATACAAAAATAGCGTCAATTACACTTCCATCGAAAAGAAATTTATACTACCACAACGCCCACATTGACTTTTCGGGCTCGATCGGCTACCGTGGGGGGCCCGCTTGGGTCCCGTTGCGGACGTATGGCGGAAAACTGACTGAAAATATAGTCCAAGGCGTAGCACGTGACCTACTCGCCCACGCTTTAATTAATTTAGAGGATGCGGGCTACCCGGTCGTGATGCACATCCACGACGAAATTGTTTGTGAAATACCAGAGGGTTACGGGTCTTTAGAAGAGTTTGAGCGTATTATGTCACGTGTTCCCGATTGGGCCGCCGGTTGGCCAGTCCGGGCTACGGGCGGCTGGGTCGGAAAATATTATCGCAAATGAGAAAAAAAAAATTAAAGCTCTGGGTTAAATTGTGTGCAGTTCGTCCCTTGCCCGCCACGCCAACACAAAACCTCAAGTTTTAACCGATGAGCGTTTTTTAGATTTTCGTAAAGCCTATGGTTATCTTCTTGTAATTTCTCATGTTTTTTTATAACCCCAATCTGCGAATAGGTGCTTATTCCACACAAAAAAGCAAAAACCCCCAAATGAACCCATCTTTTCACAAATAAAAACGCACACTTGTCAAAAAAATCGTAGGGCGGGTGGGCCGCTTCCGATTTTCTCGAAGCAGCTATCAAAAGAAGCGCGACCAAACCCATATTTAAAATATAGGCATTAAAAAGCAAAAAGAAATCACTAAAATTCATTTTTTTATTTCCAATCTTTTTTTTTTTTTAAAATCGTTGCGTTTAGGGGCGTGTTCACCCCGAAAAAGATTTGATAACCCCCTCAAGAATTGCTTCTACCGCGGAAACCGCAGCGTTATCAAATTGTTCCCCGGGGACGAGGTCCCGCACTTTTTGATAAATTTTTTCTTTAAAAGCATTCTCATCAAAAGAATTATTTAAAACGCCGTCATCTAAATAATCGCCGAGAAGTGAAGTTATAACATGTGTGATTTTAGATAAATAAAAACTTTCTAGCATAAAAAAAACCCCATCAAAAATCTTGGATGACAACCCGATTTTTTATCCAGCCATATAAAAATTTTTTATCTTTAGGTCGGCGGCTCGCGAGATCCAGATAATGTGCTCCCTGCAAACAATTTAAAGCTGTTACGAACACGAGTTCATCCCGCTCTTTTAAATACGCGCGCAACGCACTCATCGTCCTGCGCCCCACCAAACCATCGATAATCAATTTTTGCGATTCGCCCAAAAAAGCATTGAGTGTTGCTTGCAAAAATTTAGAAGCTTTTGAAACCCCCACATTGACCCCCGTATCAAAAATTTCCATCACGGTGTGAGGCGCGATATCTATCATCTCGTCGCCACAGATCGGATCCCAGTACATAATTTTATAAATATTTAAAGCAGTTTTTAACTCAAGATCTTTCATTTCTTTTGTGTACCCGAACTGCCGCGCAGTAGTTTCCGTGATCCCGTACTTCGTTTTTCCCCCCGAATCGGCGGGATCGTCGACATAACCACCCTCTTTTTCTAAAACGATGCCAACAGCATCTTCAAAGCTCTCAATTTTTCTCACGAATAAACCCACCCTGTATTTGTGAAAATAAACACATGTGTGCGGCGATTTTGAATAATTGGATTAAAAAACACACCAAAATCAAAATTTCCCCCGCCCAACTCCAACGTAAAATTTTGACCGATGTTTGTTAAAAAAACAGTGTGTCCTTCTGGAATTTGAGAATCATCAGAAAAGTTTATCGTATGAGCACTTTCAATCGTATTAAAATTTAAAAAAATGTTTTGAGCATTTTTGTCAATCTTTAAAATTTTATCTTGAACAGCCGCGTAATCCACCATAAAAAAAACTCCTACGAGGTATTAAATTAATTATTTTCTCACGCGATCCGCGTCGCTTTAATATAAATATAAGTGTTATTAGCCGTAACTCCCCCAGTCGACTGGACATATATGCCCCACGTTGCGGGGGCCGCCAAAGAAATAATGACTGTGCCAATATCGCCGATCACGCGGGTCCCGTTGGCTAGATTCGTGTTATAATAAAGGCACGCGTTGTTATCAGTGGGAATGTTATGAACTGTCGCCCAAACGCTCTGTGTCGCGCCTGTTGTATTTTGAAAATCGTAGGTTCCGCAAAGGAGCCAAATGCCCGGGGTAAGAGCCTGAGCTACTGCTAGTCCATAGCTCACGGGGGCGACAAAAGACCCGGCCGAATTTATTTGAAAGCTTTCACCAACAAAACCCCCGGTAACCGCCCCGCCGCGAAAGCCCTGCACCCGCGTTCCTTGGCCTGCGCCCGCGCCCCCAAAATTATTAATCTCGGTGACGCCTGTCCCTTTGTTTAATAATACAAGATCGCCATTCGCGCCGGAGCCTCTAATGAATCTGGCGTCAAAATCTGCGCCTGTGGTTCCATGAAAATCGACGTAAGCATCCCCTGCAACCGGTCTTCCCTGACCGACTTCTAAAAATCCTGCTGTGAAATAATTATCGCCGCCGATCTCCCGCCACGCAGAGCCCACACGCACCAATTTGAGGGCTTCCCCTACGCGCAGGAGGCGATTCGCGTCATTTGAAAGTAAAATATTTCCCGTGCCGTGAACCACAGTCGTAGCCACCGTATCGGCAACCACGGTTAATTCATAACCTTCAGGAATTGTACTTAACCCAATGATATTTAACGTTTCTATACTTGTAGAAGTGCCCTGCAAATAAATTTTATCAGTACCAAAACGTATAGAGAAAGTTGGAGTGCTTGAAGACACATTATACCCAGATCCCACTATATTTCCAGAAATTAAAGACCCATCCCCCAAAGCCGCAGCGATCGATGAGGAAGCGGCGTTAGATACATCATTATTTCTAAAAGATACCAGTATCCCCGCCGCAGCCAAAGGAATATTAAGTGGTGATAAGACTATAAAATCATTATTAAAAATAGAAATTCTAGTCGTAGTTGTCCCAGTTAAAAAAACTGCCGTGTGTGTGGCGGAAGCTCCAATAAAATGATTATTTCCAATAAGCACATCCTGTGTATCAACCAAAACAATCGCTCCCCAGTCAATTCCCGCAAGAGAGATATTATTCCCGTGGATTATCCCCTGAGAGCCTGAAACGACTCGAACAAAACGGGCTTTGGTCGTTCCAGAGACACCGACTCCGGCCTGGATATTATTTATAATTTTAAATTTTGAGCATCCCGTTAAAAAAATAGGGTAACGACTGGTTGCAGCTTCGACTCTAAAAAAAAGACCAGCGATCTCAAAATTATTTATGCTTGTGTAACTAAAAGCCGCAGTGTCGGTTGCCCCACCGTTTATCAAAATAGCGGCTTGCCCATGCGAAAAGAGGCTTGAATTACACGTCACCGTACCATCGATTTTATAAGTCCCGCTTGGAAAATAAAGCGGCTTGTTTGTGTTTGCCGCCGCCTGGATGGCGGCGGTATCGTTTGTAACCCCGTCGCCCGTAGCGCCATAATCTTTTACGTTAACAAAATCGTTCCAACGGTCGAAGTTATCGCGAAACGTGGTGCCACCGTCCGTGGAGTACGGCCCCGTTCCAACGAGCGTGCCTACTGCATTGTAATAGTCGCTCGCACCCACCTGATCGGGCACTCCTGACGGCGTTATGCCCGCACCATCGAGCAGACTTTGAAAAAAGCCAAACCAGTCGTTTACTAAATCAGCCTCCCAGGGGGTGCCCGTCCCGTCGCCGGGACTCGAGATGTTTTGAGCAGACCCTTGTGGATAGGCGGCTGAGGGCGCGCCCGTTTGGCCGGGGTACCGCGAAGAGGGGATGATAGCCATAATTTAATTTTTCCTTATTTTTTAAGCATAATTCACAAGAAGCCCAAGCCAGACGTGGGCAGGTGCTATTTTTTCACACAATGTTTGAAACTCGGTCTGCCTGTCTGCGGGGAGGGTCACTTGTGTGCCAAACGTTTGACCGCCGATATATAAAAAATAGGGCCACAGGCTGCCAGCAAAATTGGGGAGCGCGATAGGCACGCCGTTTTGCATGGCGTAGCCGGGGATTGTATAAAAATCGCCGCACTCCATCCACGACTGCCCGCATTCCGCGTTGGGCTCCCCGCACTCCGCGTTCCAGGCCCCCACACCTAAATCTTTTTTTAAATAATAGCTGGGGACCACCACAATGAGTGGGCTTTTTGATAGCCACCATTCATGGATAAAAACTGGAAAACCAGCAGTCTGGAGTGTTTCTTGAATATAACTAGGGGTTTGTCCCCCGAGCGCTACCCAAGCGCCAGCCAACCGTTCCCTACGCTCTAGCTCGCTGATTCCCGTTTCTAAAAGCCCAAATTGCGCTTCCCAAGCCGCGATTTGACGGGTGGTTTCAGGAAAAATATCAAGCCACACGAGGTCAAAAAAAGTGCGAAAAGCCCCCACAGATGTCTCTAAAGACTCAAAAAAAGTCTTTAAATTCTTCTGAGCAACGAGGGACCACGCGCGGGCGTTTGGAAGTAACTGGCTAAAAATTTTCATATTTTTTATTTTATCATGGAACAAATGAAATTGAATTGAGTTTTGCTTTTTCGCCGTCGCCCAAAACGTAGCTCGGGCCGCCCGAGAGGGTCACACTGGTAAAAAATCCGTTGTTCGCTGAAACAATATCTTCCACGATCCCACCGATCGCGGTTTGTGTGATGCGATCTTTCCTTGGAGGGATCGAAAGGCCAATAATATAAGGCGCGCGCGACCTAAAATACTCATCGATGGCATCCTCGATAGCGGATTCCACAGCCGCGACGTCTTCCACAGAAGTGAGCCCGGCGACCGTGACGTCAAACCCCGTGCGCGTGATTGCGAAGGCATTAACTAATGCGGTCGCGGGGCGGAATGGCTCCACTGCGTCTAAAACTTCTGTGAGTTGGGCCCCCGTGGGGATCCCGTCCGGCGACCCAGAAGACGCTTCGGTTGCCTCAACATACAAGTCGACTTGCCCCGGGGTCGCTGACGTGTAGGGATACACATTTAAAATTCCTGCGGGTGCTTCCGCCCATTGTTCATAATCCGCATAAGACCCTCCTTGTGGTCTTTTTTGAAACCGGTCTAAAATTCGTTGGCGGTAGGCTTCCTCGGTTTCCCCCGGAGCCCCCGTGGCTAGGGTAGCGGAAACGATGGCGTCGCGGGCGACATTTGATAACGGATTTACAAAAGAAACAATAGATCCATTATTTAAATTGCCTATTGACCCCACCCCGCCGCCTCCGGCTTGGTCACTTACGGCCCGGATCTGACCCGTTTTAGTAGAGGCGTCAAGAACAACCGGGGCGAGTAAAATATAAGTCACCCCGTTATCATTATTTATAAATTGTGTCCCGGACGCTAAAGATCCAATTTGGTTTTCAACTGTGATCGTAATTTCGAGTTCTGCTTGCGTCCCAAAAGCCGGGTCCCCGATGCCGATCAACCGGCCCCACTCAATGAGGGGATTGACAACATTTCCATTAATTTCGGTGGCCGCAAACGCGGCCGTTTTCACAAAAACTTGTAAAAACATAAAGCCGCCGTACTTGTAAAGCAAAATAAACACGCCGGCCAAAACCTTGGATAGCACACGCAAAAACGCTTTTTTTAATATAGGCACGTCCTGCCCAAAGCTTGTTTCAAACTGGGCTAAAATGTTGTCCGCTATTTCTTTTGTTGTGGGGGTTTGCAAAGCCATGTAATTTAACCGCCTGTTATCGTTAAGTTTATGTCATCCACAACGAGCTGCAAAGTATTAATTCGGGGGATCCTTGCTTCAACCGAATTGAACTTCAAGTCTTTTAAATCCTGACGCACGGCTTCTTCAATCCGGCGTAACGTACCGGAATTTAAGGGCAAAGTTTTAAGCAAAAATTGTGTCCGCGATCGGTAGCTTGCTTCCTCATCTTCCCCAAGGTTACCCCACCATTCTTTTTTTTTGTCAGAAAGCCCGGGGTCGTCGTAGTTTCCGCCAAAAAGCGCAAGGTAGACATAGGTTTCAGGCCCATCAGTCTGTGTAACTAACCCTCTGTTAACATTAATATTTCCACCGTCGGGTGTGTTAAATAGATAAATATCAGACATAATTTTTTTTATTTTCCTCTACTGCATGGGCCCGGAAGTCCCTCCCCCACTTGGAACTGTGTGGGTGTGCCCAGCGACCTCCACGCCGTTTGCTAAAATCGAAGTGGCAGAAAGATTCGAAGCCGTGACCGTACCCCCGCTCGCCGACATGCCGCCTCCAGAGATCGCCCCGGTGACCGCAAGCGAACCCCCCGCAAAGGAACCCGCGGTGATGACGCCGGGGGTCGTTATGTTCCCGGAAGCATCGATCGTCGCGGTATTTGCGGTGATTGTCCCTGAGGGCGCGAGTTCTACAGAGGCCGCCCCATTATTGGCGATTACCGTGCCATCCGAAGCAAGATTTAGAGAAGCGGATCCGGTGGTTATAGTAATCCCATCAGACCCATTCAGGGTTGTACTTCCAGAGCTTCCAACGGTTAACGTCACGTTATCATTAGATATAATGATATCGCCGGTGTTTAAAATTTTTATCTGGCAAGTGACCGCGCCGGAGGAATTTCTAGAATATAAAATGGTGTCTCCGGGCGTTGCTTGAGCACTGTTTTTAGTGTCATAACAACCTGTTACAGTGTATTCTCCGGTGACTTTGTGGGAGGAAATAAAAACCAAATCGCCGGGTAAAGGCAAGCTATCCATACCTGGATTATTAAAAATAAAATGAGTAAGATTTGCGCCACCGCCTGGATCACTTTTTATTTCCCCCGAACCCGCTGTTAATACACGACTTATGCGTCCCATGGCAACCCCACAGAGTCAATCGTCGGGACAACCTCCAAAGACGCTGTCCTATCGCTTTTTAAAGTAACGGTTTCAATTAAAAATTCAAATTCTTTTTCAATAAAAACACTTGGATACAAGAGTTTTATTGTTGTGTTGGGGGCCCAAAGAGCCCCACTTGGGTCCCTCAAACTGGGGACACTAAAGCTATATTTTACACTATTTAAAATCATACGCCTGAGCTTGCTTTCTGTCGCCGTCTTCGCACCCCCGTCTTCAATATTGAAATTAAAATTACGTAACACATTGTTAAGTCTACTGTTTTTTGCTGTAAAATTAGTCGAAGGTTTGTAGACATTCCCGCTTGTGATCCCGGTTATGTGTGAAAAATAATTTTGGGGATCAAAATCGACTTCAATATTCAAAATAGCTGACTCGCCTTCTTTTAAAACTGCAACCGGAGCCCCCGACGCGACGTGCGACTCAAACACAAGCTTTCCTTCTGGGTCGGACCGAACCAGCAAATTTCTTTGTTTTGCCAGATCCATTAAAAATTTTAGAATATTTTGAGTAGGATCCAATGCCACCTGAACAAATGGCCCCCCCGGGGCACTTAAAAAATCTACGCCGATCCCGTAAGGTGCGGTAACTTTTTCACTAATTTGCTTCAGGTCGAGATTTCTAAATTCCAAAGGAAACGCACTGATCGGGGCCATGCATTCATTTAAAACACCCGCTTTCGAATAACACGTGTAGTCTGAGGTCACACCTTGGGTATTAAAATTTACAGACACATCCACTATTGTCCCCGAAAAAAGCGGTTCTTTACCTAAAAAAATATCGCAATCAGGAAAAGTCAAGGGCTTAAATCCCAAGGATTTAAAAGGGGCGGAAAAGCTTGCCGTGTCTATAGAATCGAGTGTTTTTTTTATTGTGTAATCAGTAAAAAAAGTGACCGATCGGCCGTCCACAGAGATACTCGCCTGGTCTTTGTCTTGAATCTCTGGGGCTTTTTTTTGAGTTTTTTGAACGCTTGGAATTAAAATCTCAAGGCCCACAGTCAGCGGCTCAAGTACGCCCGGGTTTGCTTGTCGAATCGCAAGCTCTTCAAGCTCGGAACCTACTGTTTTCCTTGCAATTTCTGCAAAAGTGTCACCTGGAAGGGTTTTATAAATAGTAGACAATGCGCCGCCCCTTTGGTATCTCTATGATCTCAGAGCCCGTTAACTGATTGGTATTGATGAAAAAATCAAGCTCTGAGTCGACCGCGCCATACAATTCGGCGCACAATTCTATAAAATTACGAGGACGATCCGTGGTGATTACAAATTCTTGTCTCAGATCAAAAGACAGATCGATTAAAAACCCGCCAGCCAAAGCTACAAGACTCTGTAATGCTTGATATAATTCTCCCGTGTCTACAGACCCCGCGTCGAGGCCCGCTGCGGTGTTTATAAAAGAGTTAAAATTAGTGTCGCGCCAAGCAACTAAATTATCGAATTGCTCAATGGTACTCGCAACCGCCTCCACAGCTTCAAGTTTTGTTCTATACTTATTATTTAAAGCAGACAGAACCGCGCCCGTCGCGTAGGTGCTCGCAAAAAGTTCTCGTGTGCGATACTCTTGCTCGTTTTCAGCGGTTACAACCGCCCCATCCCCGTTTGTTAATGATATCGCGAGGTTACGGTATGCTTCTAGCCGGGCTTTTAAGTTTATAAAAGCACGTGCTGGGGCTTGAATTAACAGTGTGGTTTGAAAAGCCAGCGTAAGCGGGGTGGCAATGAGTATATCGATCCCTTGATTTATCGACTTGTCAATTGCTTCAAACGTATTTTTAATGTCGTCTTGAAAATCTGCAATCACTTGCAGCACTGACTTTGCTTCACTTAAAAATCCAAGATACCTATTTTTAAACAAAGCGCGCCCCACAGAGGTATCTAAGTCGCTGTTTTCATTGAAGGTATTTGCAAGGGCTGTATTATAGGTTTCTAGTGCAAAATCAAGAGTGGCTGCGGGGTCTGTAGATTCCCGGGGAAACACAAGACCTGTTGTTTCATAAAAAGTCACTTCAATTGTGGTTTGGTTCGCTGAAGAAACCAAATTATTCCGTCGGGTTATGCTACCAAACGGAACCACATCGATGCTTCCATAGATGGGGTGCTCAAGGAGCCCCACACCCTTTTCAACCAGTAGATTTTCAAAAGCTTCCGCCCTAAGATCGTGGTCGCCGCCCCAAAAAATCACAGTCAGCGGATACCGTCGACCCGATCTTCCCAGATCCTGTACAAAAGTCCCATCAATGTCAGGGAACTCGTAAGCTGTTGTTTTCTTTGAAACTTCTCTTGAAACGTCTTCATAATAAAAAGGGATGCGCTGGCCGCTTGGGGATGTGTAAGCGGCCTCTTTTAATCGGTCAAGCCAGCTCATATTTCAAAAACCCCCCGATTTTTGTAACCGCAGACTGCGGTTTGGGCGACCCCGACGCGTTCTCATTTCAGCGCGGCCCGTTTCGTCGCGAATCGTGAGCTCGGACTCATTGATTGTGCGCTTTTCCGAGAAAGACCGCAGAGCGCGTTCTGAAGCGGTGGGCATAGTCGTCAATCCCGGGCCTTTCGCCTCAAGGGATTCTGAGCTTGCTCCGGGTTGTAAAAAATCGGGTAAAAAACTTTTGAGCGTAGCCACACCGTTTTTTATACTTTTTAAGGCCCAATCAAAAATTCCTACAATCCCTTCCCACATCGTATAAAAAAAGTCTTTTACACCAAGAAAAGCCTCTGTGAGACTGCCGAACACTTTTTGAGCAATCTCTCCAGTTACAAGTCCTTGTAATGTTTCAAAAAACCACACATAGTATTCAAATAATTTTTTATAAGGCCAAGAGACCACATCGTAAACAGCTGACATAATTGAAGAAATAAAATTCAGCACACGTGAACCTAAATCTTTAATAAAATCCCACGTAAGCCCCCCCAGCTGAGTTAAATAGCTTAAAAAACGGGGCATGAGCCTTATCAAATGATCTAAAATGCGGTTTGGAAGCTGGTCCACCCAAACCAGCGCTTTATAAATAGCTTTTGCAAAATGCACTACAAAACCGCCGAGGGATTTAAAAAAACCGACCGCAGCTTCTTTCATACGAGCCCAAAGCGTGTGAGTTTCAAGCGCGCCTTTGACGATCTCTTTTAAAAATTTTGTTGTTATGAGATAAAGGGCAGCGAAAAGCGCAATTCCTGAGACAATACCCGCTAAAAATATTTTAATAGGGCTAACAAAACCCAACAAAATCATGAGTGCTACACCTAAAATAAAAACAAAAGCTTTTAGAAAAAATCCGATGGCCTTAAAGATGACCCAAACTTTTAAAAGATTGAACATCCAATTCGCAATCGCGACTTTGTTTTCGTTGATGTAATTAAAGGCTGCTTGCAGAGTCGTTATGATCACCGGGGCCCAGTTCACAAGAAAAAGAGTGACTTGCTCTAGTAATTTTTCGAGCGGGCCTTGAATTTTTAAAAACACATTGATTAAAATTGCTTCGATTGTGGAAAGTAACGTATTCCAGCGGCCTTTGAATGTGTCCCTCATTTGATCGGCTAATTTAATTGATATGCCTTGGGAGCCTTCCAAGACTTTTCGATATTCTCGAACTTTATCTATGCCGTCTGTCAAAAGCGCCGAAACAGATACGATGGCTTCCTCACCGAACACATCTTTTAAAGCCCTATCTTGGGTGAAATTGTTCGTCTTTTTACCCATTTCTTCAATGATATCAAGAACATCACGCAGCTTTCCTGAGGAATCGCGAGTCCTTATTCCCAGTGCTGCTAACGCCTTCGAACCCGCGCTTGCAGGGGCTTGCAGCTTTAAAAATAATTGCTTGAGGCCCGTTCCCGCAATCGAGCCTTTGATACCTTTTCCGGCAATTTGGCCCGCAATGGCCATATAAGTTTCGATACTCGCCCCTGCTTTTGTGGCAACGGGCGCGCCCTTTTTAAAGGTCTCATAAAGCAAATCTACGCGGGTGTTTGCCGTATTTGCGGTTTTTGCCAACACATCATTTACTCGAGCTAAATTTTTCCCAAGTTGGATAGAGTCCGCCGACATAAGACTAAAAGCGCCTAGCGCGTCGGAAGCCACATCTGATGCGAGCCCGAGGTCTGTGGCGGAGGCTGTAGCAAGGTCGATCACGCCCGGCAGCGCGGCAAGGGATTGTTTGGAATTAAATCCGGCTGTTGCCAGGAAGTTTAAAGCCCCCGCGACTTCGGTGGCCGTAAATTCCGTTTTTGCAGAAACCTTTAAAACCGCGTCCTGAAAGGCCTCATATGCCTCCGTGCCCCTTTTGATCCCCTCTGGAAATTTTGAGGTGGCATTGACCATGATCTGCTCAAAATCCTGCCCGCGCACGACGGCCGCAGTCAAAATCCCGGTAACGCCGGCCACGCCCACTTTTGCCACGGTTTGAAGCCTCTGCATATTTCTTTGATGCCGAGCAGCGGCTTCTCGGGCCTTAACGCGGGCCTTGTCAGCTCTTCCACTGACTTCAGAAACGCCGATTCCAATAGCTTTCAGCGGAGCCGAGAATTTATCTACCAGCGAATAAATGGTTTGGACGGTATAACTACGCATATTTTTTGAGCTCCGCCCTCAGCCCTTCATAAAAAAACCTGATTTCATGGGATTTTAATTCCCGTGCATCAGGCAACCCATTGTATTCCTTGCAGATTTGAATAAGCATCGATAGATACACATGGATATAAGGCATTGAATTCTCTGTCTTTTTTGATACAATGAGTGTTTTTGCGTTCAAGATAAAAAAAATGTGAACAGCGTCATACACACCTTTAAATCCGCCATTTTCATATTCGCAAAAGTCTTTGCGTGCGTTTTTGTCATGTCAGCCATTGCTGAATAAAGTTTTGCAATGTCCTCTCCACCTTTTTTTTTGTCCATCGCCATCAAACTCGAGCCCGTGGGCTCATAAAAAATGATGGGTCCTATATCTTTTGTTCTTTGCGGAGTGAATGTGGGCTCTCCGTTTTCACTGATGAAAAGACTCCCTTTTTGAATAGCTTTAACAACAACACTTTTATTTTTTTGATACTCTTCTTTTTTTTCTTCGCTCATTTTTCCTTCATCAGCATCCAAGTCCATAGACTCGCAGAAACGAAAAAACTCTTGCTCAGCAACCTCAAAAGAGACTTTATCTTTCATGGAAACTTTGTTCCTTTCTTTTTTTTTTTATTGTTTCGTTAAGACCCCAGGTCCCATTAAATTAACACTCGCCGTCGCACTCTGCGAGCTTGCTTGTGTTTCTCCTGTGATCTGAGCGGTCCCTTGATAGACCGCCCCAGAAGCGTAGGTGAGCGCGATAGGAAAAAAATCCTGGCGATTCGAAAGCTGCTGCAAAAACTCGTGGTCCCCACGATCATCGTCTATTTCTAATGTGAGCCCATCTAAACTTAATGGCACTCTTGTCTTTATAAGACGCGCTGTGCCATCCCCGTTACTCTGCACTTCATTTTCAAACCCGCCCAATTTGCGGTTGGCTTCTGCGTCTGCGGAAATTGCAAAATTACGCCCATCCAAAGTGATAGATTCGAGTGATCCGCCGATTGCTGGCATATAAGTAACCCCCTGTTATTATTAAGCTACCACGGGTGTGACGCCGAAATAAAAACCAAAATTAAGATCCACAGAAATTATATTCGTATTTCCAGATAGTTGCACTGTAGTTGTCACGTCAAGCCGTTTTGGATTTTGATCATTGATCGCGGCGAGCGTGCTTGCTTTGGCCGCCTCAGGATTACTTAAAATGGCGTTTAAAGCCAAAGAATCAAGTAACGCACAAACCGCCGCTACCGCTGTTTTAGGTTTTTTAGCCGTGCGATTAACCGTAGGTTGGTCGTCGGGGAGCAAAGGTGCGCCATCCCACTCGGGGTTATTAAAAATAAGATCAATATTAAAAATAATGTTTTGTAATTTAATGATATCAACGACATACCTATATGCAGGCAGCGGATCCCCGGTAGGATGATAGAACGTCACGGTGTCCGCAAGGGTCACAACGCCGTCCCGGACTTCAACCGTTGAAGACCCTTTTTTAACTGCCTGGTCCCGGTCGGCATAAGTCCACTGGTCGCCGTCTGCGCCGGGGATCAGGCCGGTTGCCTGCTGGCTTCCATAGTCTTGAGGGGGGTTATTATTGGCTATTTTAGCAATCCGCGCAAGCTGTCGCGCTGCGACCACGAGGGGGAGATCGTCTGACCCGGGAGCAACCAGTTGAGCGTTCGTTCGATCATTTTTTCGCGCGTCTGAAATTGTCGTTGCAGCGGAAACCGTTGTTTTTGTGTTCCCAGAAAAAGCAACACACGGCTTACGCACAAGAGACCCCCAACGTCCTTCACCAAAATTTGAGTACAAATCCAGGGCGGTGGTGTCTTCAATATTTAAACAATTCAAAAAGAGGCTTTCCCAGACATTCCCCACCTGATTGAGGGCGGTTTGTACCCCAGGATTCACAGCCCCGCCGGAGGGCTGCACAATAGCGTAGGTTACGCCTGTGTCGTTTTCAGAAAGCTCCACAAGAGAGACCACCAGATCATTGGCACTCTCTCCTTTCCACTTACTCGTGAGGGTAACTTCCGTGAGGGTGGCGGCCGCGGTCATAGGTAAATTAATGTTTGCGTTTATCGCGTCAGCGATTTTTGTACACTGACTTTCGATGGTTTCGTTGGCCTCTATTAAAAACGCTTCGCTTAACATATTATTTATAGAAACTCTAAAACTTCCCGTTCCTGAAGCGGGGCCTGAAGGGGTTAGGGTACTCGTCGCAGCGACCCCCGAGGCATCGTCTACAAGGGGGTACACTGTGACGGGAATGGTTCCGACCCCATCCCCATTTGTAGGAAATAATTGTTGCAGCGCGAGGTGGATTGGGCTGCCAAATCCGTACACATTGGCTGCTGCAGTGGCACTGGTGAATTGGGCTTTTGTGGTGGAATAGGTAGAAGATGTGGACCCCTGGCCCACAACAGCTATGCGTTGGGGGAGAAATAAAGCCCCTCCGCCTCTTAAATCTTTAAAAGCGGTTTTAATACCAACGACCCTCGCAACGGCCGAAAGGTCAACTGCTGTAGATAATGCCATATTTTTTTTCTCCAAAAATTTTGCTTTTATTTTAAATACATTTTATCATAGAATGAAAAAAAACGTTTCATGAAAACCATAAGAAAGTCAAATTGTTATGCAGGTATCTGATAAACTTTGGAATAAAATAAAAAATGAACTTCCTGGGACTCCACAGGGGTGGGGGCGCACGGGGACCGATAATAAAAAATTTTTTGAAAGTTTGTTAAAGATTTCAAAAGAAAACCTACAGTGGAAAGACGCCCCGCTCATCACCACTACTATAAAAAACACCAATTTAAGGGCACGCAGGTGGTTTAAAAAAGGAATTTTTGAAAAATTAACGGATCTTCTCGACCCCAAAGATCCAGAAGAAAAAAAAGTGCAAGACTTGCTTAAAAGGCTAACTCAAAAAATGCTGCGTCGTTCTCAATGTTTTGGACAGAAAGTGCAATCGATTCAAGGACTTCTGGAGCAATTTGAGGCGAAAACTCGTTAAAACTCACACCAAAGGTCATCCGCCCCGCAACTACGCGTTGCATGCTCTGGATGTCCGGCGGCAGCTCAAACATGCTGATATTACGCACCCATCTTTGATAGACCGTCCCCTGGAGCCCAAGATACGTGTATTCGGCCGCCATAAGAATCGAGCGGCATAAACGAAGCGCTTTGTGGCACTCGAGGACTGAATTGCTGTCCCCCGCCACGTTCGCTTTAGAAACGCCGTAGCCGTAGCAATCGATGTTATAAAAAGCTTCACATTTTTGTCTTTCGACAATATTTGAATCTTTTAAATCATAGTTGCTGTTATCAAATCTCACATTGACCACAGGTGAGGTGTCCTGCGGTCTATCTAAATATTGCTCGAGCGTGTTGGTCCTCTCACGAAAAATTCTCAATTTATAATCTTGTGCGTCGGGGCCTGCAAGCGTCATTTGATTTGCAATTTCAGTTGCTAGGATTGAAAAAATCTGATCGCGCACAACCTCCATAACATCAGGGCGATTAATTAAATGCTCAATCATCTGTATACACTTCTAATAATAAAATTACACACTCCATGCCCCGGTCGGGCATCGTGCGAAATATTTTATAAGGAATTCCAGCGATCTCAACGCGCCAAGGGGGTGTTGTAGTGCCCATCAGCCCCCGAGGTATCTCACCAAGGTCCATAGTTGAAATCACCACAGATTTCAACCGCCCGCTGACATCCTGGCCCGTGTCGGGGTCAATCAACTTACCTATATCATTAAAAAAACCAACCACATCCACACGTGTGCCTGCGGGGTCGACCAAGGTGACGGGTTCGCCAAAATGGGCGCTGTTTGTTGTGAATCGTTTAAAATCTTCTTTCGATTTAGTGACTAGACTCAACTAAAAAACCTTTCTCAACGAGCATTTTTAAAGTCTCTGCGCCCCCCACAAAATCTTTTGCGGACGCCTCGTCACCAGCGGAAAGGACCCCGCGTTTTGAAGTCAAAGACATTCCTTCTCCCACTTTAAAAAAAGTTTTGGATTCCCCCTCGGTTTCTTTTTTTTCTTCTAACGCCCCCAAAGAGTCGGACGCAAGATCCAACTCTTCTTTTTTACTTTTTTTAGCCATAGGAGCTCCTTTTTTTATAATTGTGTATCGAGGCACCCGTAGGTATCTATCGCGGTGGGTATCATGAGAGGACGCGTCCCTACTCCGCCCATCAGCTGCTCCCCATCTTCAGTCATCCACACATTGGTAAAAAGATCAATCCCCCGGGCCGCACTCGCAATGCGGGTGGGGAGCTCAGGAATCAGGCGATTTGCGCCGCCCCCAAAAATTTGACCAATGTTTGGAATTGCGCCAAAGGTGGCATCAAGACGGCCACTGGAGGCCCGTACGATCACTTTGCCGGGATCCATATAGGGGGTGCTGTTTCCAGTTTGCGGGTTTGTGTATTTACCCCCATAAGTCCACACATCATATCTATAATTCCCAACTTCGACAGTCCCCCTGTAGGATCCACCCTCACCCGTGACCTGAGCCGCAGCGATAGTGCCTAGTTCATAACGCCGGGTGTCGAAACGGGAAAGCACTTCGGCATTTTTTATAAATGCTTCAAACGCAGAAATCCCCATAATAAGCTGATCGGGGCTTGCAAGTCCATCGCTCCTAACGACCTCCGCGAGCGCGCTGATGTCACCGAGGGGGTCTGCGAGGGCTTGGTCCCACGCTGTGGCGACCGTGGGGAAGTGGGTTGCTTTTGGCGAATAGTTCAATGTATACAATGTGTTACCTCCCGAATCGGTGAGCGTAATCACACCGGTTTGGAGGACTTGAGAAGCTTGGAGTTCGATTGCGCGGCGGATCTTACGCTCAACCTTTTCCATCCCCGAAAACATTTTCATCAAAACGTCGGCCCTAAATTCAGGGCTTTGATAAGGATCCCGTCCTGGCATGCGTTTTAAAAGATCGGAAGAAGACAAAACAATAGATTCTTTGTGAATGGGGGGGACAAAACTTTTATTTGTGTAAAGATCCTCAGAATTTTTTCTGTAACCTGTTGTTAAATCTTGAATAACTATGGAAACATCTTCCTCACAGCGCACAATATCGAGTTCGACTTCTTGGCTCGAGTGAAAATTCTCGGGAGCTGTTCTAAAAAAACTTGAAAAAAACATTGTGGGGGCCGCTTTTTGCTCGTACGCCGCGATCATGCGGCGTGTAATGCTATCTGCCATATTATATAAACCTCGCACTTAATAAAAAAAAAAAAAATTAATTGTCGTAAATGTTTAATTCTTCAACAGCGACCGGGGTGATTCCATAATTGCGCAAACCATCAATAACTGCCGCATCCACGTTTGACCCATCCCCATCCGCATCAATTATTAATTTTTCTTTTCTTACCTCACCCGACGCAAGCGCGCGGACAGCGACATCGCCAGCCCCTGCGGCCGTGACAGCGTAAGTGAGAACGGCTTTGGGTATGCCATTTTCGTTGGTCGACCCGCCCTTTACGAAAGGGACAAGTTTTAAAGATACGGAATCGCGAGCAAGAATTGTGCCAGCCAAAACTGTGGCAGCCCCACCAAAAGTGAGCAACTCGTCGGTAAATTCGTTGCCGCCCATTCCTACACTTGAATTATTTATTTGTGTTGTTGTCATATTATATCCTAACCCCCATGCGGTCTTCTAAAATCGCAAGAACACGCTCAGATCCGGTTTCAAGATCCCCGTCTGATCTTGATACATTTTTTAATTCCACAGAATCTTCTACCCGGGCGTTGTGGGCAGATCGGTCCATCGCAGCACTCAAATAAGTGGCTTGCAAAGAGCTCGTCATAAAAGAGCCATCTTTTATTGCTTGAGAAGCCACATCCATCGCCCCGCTCTTTTCCCCCATGATCAAATGGGCTACCACACGGTCCCTCTCAGCGGCTATCCCGTCTTCATAAGTTTTTTCTAGTGACATTAATTTAAGTCCTCCAAAAGATTGGGTTTTTTTATCACTTATAGCGTCTATCATACCACGTTTTAAAGCATTTTTCGCAAGAAAAACAGAACCTTGGCCATAGCTTTCAATAACTTTCTCTTTTGTAGTTTTTCGAGAATCTGCCACATGCTCTAAAAAAAGGTCCTCTAGCTCGTCGAGTTCGGTTCTCACAACCCCGCGGCCTTCCGGGGTTCCCACGTCCGGGGCCTTGTTAGGGGCGTTGCTCGAGGCAATTGTGATTTCTTTTTCGTCACGATAAAAACTCGCAACCACCCCAATCGACCCAACCCGAGTTGCGTAGGATTTTGCCGTGATTTTAGAGGTTTGTGCGGCTATCGCGTAGGCAGCACTAGCTGCCATCCCTGTCACAAAAGATTTAATCGGTTTTTTTGATGCTTTTATAACTTCCACCACATCAAACAACCCATCAAATTCACCCCCAGGGCTATTGATCACCAGTTCGATTTCCTGGACTTCAGGATCGTTGTTATAAAGTTCAATCATTTCAATAATTTGACTGTAGGTGGTATTGGGGAGCCCGAGCATCATTGACATAAAATTTTTACGCTGGGTAAGCAACCCCTCAACGAAAATTTTTTTATCGCGACCCCCCGCCTCGGAGGAAGACACATAAAACTTCTCTTCATCTTCTAAAGAAAACCGAGGAGCCTTATAATCTAAATTATTCAGTCTTTTAAGCGTATATTCTTCTAAAAGCCACAACATTTTACACCTCCTCCAAAGGGGGGACAGCCCCGGGGGATAGGGTCCAAAATTTAAAAGCGGAGAAGAAATCGCAGGCCCCCGCTGAAGTGTTTTGGTAATGGATTAAAATCAACGAATCAGGTTCAAACACCCGAATTGACTCAGGTTTTGAGAGGCTCCCTCCCTGGGTAACCTCGTTGCCCCGCCCGGAGTCCCCCCACAAAGGGGTCGAGGAAAAAGCGTCCCCCACATTATAAGTTGGGGTGGTCACGACTTCAAATGCTGCCCCACTTGAAAAAATTGAATCATTCCGTAGGTTTACAATCGGAAGAGTTCTTGAAACGGCTCCTTCAGAAAAAATTTTATAGAGACGATAAAAGCCGCGCTCGCCGGAAGCCCTCACTTCCCTATAATTTAATAAAAGAAACTTATCGGAGGGCATAGTAGCGCGTAGAAATACAGAAGCTCCAGCAGGAATGGCCTCTTCATACCATTCCACTTCAAATTCGTTGCCCTCCATCGTGAGAGTGCGCCCTAGCTCGCTTGTGATTCCACTATATAAATTTTGTTTAATTATTGACATGTTTTTTAGGGTTCCTCCAACATGTAAGGCTCTGTTTTTTCTAATAAATTCACAATATCATAGGTTTTGCCCAGCTCAAGAAGGGGCCTCATAGCTTCCACTTTTAATTCATTTTCTCGGCGTAACCTTTTGAGATTTTTAGAAAATTTCGTACCCGTGGTAATCCGCGACTCGCGAGCGTTCGTTGACCAACCCTCTGCCACAAGCAATTTGCTGCCCTTGGCCTGCTTAAACATATCAGTACTTGGTTTTATGGAGCCGTACCAATCCACGGAAAGCCACGCCGCGAATTCGTCATAGCGGCTCGGGTCGCGCCATGATTCTAAAAACCCTGGGGCGCTCAAACGGCGGCTCAGGGTTTCAGAAATCATCCACTCAGTATAAATCGGGCTACAGAACTCCTCCCCAAATTCAGTCCAAATTTTATTTAAATAAATTTTAAACTCGTTGATCGCCGCTTGGCTTGCTGAGTAATTATTTGAAAACGCGAGCGTTAAGATCTCTGGGGGTATTTCGTTCGCCCAACCTATTGCATTTATTATCGTTTTTTCAAAAGACTCAAAGCTGAGGTCTGTGCCATGGGACCCAAAGCTCACGGGTTCTTCTCCCTGCTGCAACTCCTCTAAAATCATTCCGGGGTGGTGTTTCGTGATGTTATAAGATCTTGTATTTCCAGAAGAATCCACTGAAGTGCGGCTTTCTTTTCGTGTTGCTCCTCCGGTTATGGGGAGTGTCCCTATTTTGTCTTGTGTTTTTTTTATAAACATGGCAACAAAACTATTAATTAGGGCTTTGCGTTGCGTCGAATCCCGATACCTGTCGATTTCTTTCAAACTTTGTAAAACAACAGACAAAATGGGTTGCCCCCGGGTTTCATCGAGCCTTTTAGAAGTGCCGTAGACAAGCCACGCGATCTTTCGCTTAGAGCGCGGCCCATATGCGGGGACACGTTTATATTCAAAATCATCTTGCTTCACCCAATAAGCCGCTTTTCTGCGTTTCGCGTCGAATTCGACGCCGTGAATGATCTCATGGCCTTTTGGCAATTTATAAAATTCTGTAAGCGGTGTGTCGACTCTATTCCCGCTCACAAGCTGCACTTGGGGAAGGCCCGTCTTTCTTGAAATATGAAGAATAACAAGCACATCACCCGTAATCAGAGCCTCCATGCGCGCGTCTCTTTGGATCGCACCGAAGGTCTTTTCTTGGTAATAATCGCAAAGATTGGGGTCTTTTGACCACAAATTAAAACGGGTTTCGGCGGTCTCCGTCCAGTCCGCGAGATCGCGTTTCAAAATCTCTTCATCCGGGGCCGCTTCCGGGGTCAGCCCCGTATTGATCTCATTTGTTATCAGCCTTTTTATGATCCCACGCGCATATAAATTTTCATTAAAAAGCTGGCTCGAGCGAGCACGAAGCGTCCAATAATCAAGCATTTGCATTTGCGTGGGCCCAAAGCCGAAGGCAAATTTGCTGCCATCAAAAACAGAAAACTCATAGGGCGACAACTCCGTTTGTCCCGCGTAAGCTTCTGGTTTTATGTGAGTTTTTAAACTAATCTCATTTTTTTGTGTGTAAACGGGGAGCGGCGGACTCCCTTGCGGGATTGTGACTTTAAACCCATTTTGAGTTCTCCACAAAGAAAAATCGTTGTTTACCATGCTGGGACTCCATGGATTGTGGCCCCATTTAGCCGAGCTTCGTAGGTCGCGAGCATATTATCGAGGGCATCATTTAATTTTATCAAATTGTCTAAATCAAATTTTGTGACAGTTTGTTTTGTTTGGCCCGTGTCGATAACGTAAGTTTTGACTCCATCGGATAGAGCAAGAATGGCGGCTTCATTAGCCACAATTTGCTCTTTTATTTTCACTATGCGGGAAATTAAAAAATCTCTGTCCATAAAAAACCTCAATGATATTAATATTATATCATGGTTTTTCGACTAAATATAATCTCGTTTTTTTCATCTTGAGCCGCATCCCAAAAAGCATCCCAGTCGAAAGAAACAAGCCCGAAGGTTTTTAAGCACAACGTATAAGCGAAAATCTCGGCGGCCGCGTGGGCGTAACACGTTAGATCCCAAAGCTCGTTGGGCGCGTGGCCCGGTCTGTGCCAGTAGTACACCGAGTACCCCCTCGTGTCTGTTTTTGACCTCCGCGTCTCCACAGTGAGCTCCTTGAGGTCTTTATCCGTTATGTTTGACGGGGCGTTAAAATGATATTCTTTTTGGGGGCCTTTGTCCGGATCCCAGTCCCGGCGTAGGACGGGGGCGAGCCGGTCTTTGTAAAGATCCACTAGCACGCGGTAACCTATGGTGCCAAGCTGGGTTTTGAACTCACTAAATTCTTTGAGGGCTTGATTTCGTGACGTGCGGTCACGGCCTACAATCGGGTAAACGCCGGATTCATAATCTGAGCAAAAAGACACCACGGTGTCATAGTTATAACCCGCGTCGATCAGCGTAATCGCTACGCTGTATTCTATTTTTTTGCCCTCGCTGTACCAATTTTTTTCTTCAATAAATTCACGAAGTTGCGACCACACAGGTGCTGCTTTTTCAGCAGTCTCGTGTTTTCCGCCGAGCAATTTAAAATAATTGATAACAAAAGTCTTGCAATCGACAGTAAATCCCGTAACAAGAACAAAAAGATCATGTTTGTGGACATCGACCGTGCAAACCATAAAAAGTATGGGGCTTCCCGCATGTAACTTTGCAAAATTATTAGGGATTTCGCCAAAACGGTACTCAAATCTTCTGTGGGCGGAGACAGAAACAAAACTAATTTTTGATGAAATTTCTTCAAAGGGTTCGGCGAGCACGTTATTATAGAAAACCTGGTACTTACCCACATCTTTTATTTTTTTAGTTTTAGGATCATAGGATTGCAAAAAGCTAGAAACACACTTGTACCACGGCTGCATCCCAGCGGGGCTATAAAGAGCAGGGAGATGATACGATCTAATATGTGGCTCGATGGGTTGCTGCGTAGGGTGCCAGTGGGCTCCATGCTCCGGGGCGAAAAGCTTTGTTTTATCGCCCTCAAAATGCTCAAAACCACACTCTTTACATTTAAACCGGACAGAATTTAAAATTAAAGACCCGTTTTCGTCGAGATCCCAGGTGAATTGCGGCCATTCGAGTTTTTGAGGAAAATTACACGAGCGGCACAAAACGCGATACTCCCTTTGGTCGCCCCTTCGAAACTGATACTCGATTTTTGAAGACCCCTTGATCAGGGGGGTGGATCCCCTAAAAATTTTTCGCCGCTCCCAATAACCTGAGCACCGGTCATCGCTTAATGCGTCGGGGTCCCCATCCTTTCCAACCGCGTGGGGGAACGCGTCGAGCTCGTCTTTTAAAAGAACACAAATCGAGTAAGAACGCATTTTATCAGCGTTCCGTGCACCAAAAGGAACGAGATAGCCGCCCCCCTCAAATTCGATCAATTTGTTTGTGTTGCCCGATTTTCTTGAGTTTTCCACATCCGCACTTTGAATAATGTGCGAAAACCCAGAATGATGAATCATGGGCAAAAAATTATTGGCTAAACGAGCCGTAGCGAGCTGGCGATCTGCTGTTAAGTACATGATCGGCAGCGTTTTAACATGCGCCATATAATAGAACGCGCCGGATTCGAGCACCGTAGAATATGTGATCTGCACGCCTTTTTTTAAAGAGACTTCCCTCACCGGGCTTTCCACATCAAAACAATCAAGGATTTCGCGCATATAAGGGTTCACGTCATACCTTATAAACCCCGGCATGCTGGTCACACTTTCAGGTAGATAGCGGTACTTTTCATTAAAATCGGAGGGCTTAAGCCGATGTAATTGTTCGGTTATTTCGCCTATTGCGTCTGCAAGCCAATCAGAACCGAGTTTTTTTTTACTCATTAAACTTAAGTTCCCTTCTTTTTTTTTCTCTCAATTCGTAGAATCCCTTAAATTTTTCGAGATTTTTTCTTTCATAGGACGCACAAAGCTTGTGATTTGGCTTCTTATAAATTCTTCCATCTCTTCCACAGAATAATCACTTTTGACCATCGCTTGAATTCTTTTAACAATCGTTTTAGCCCCGTCGTTTAAAATCTGCGTAAAGCACGTGTCAACCGGCTCTATCACGCCGCGCTTTATGAGATCACGATCCACTAACCGGCCTTCTTTTTCGGCGTTTTTTATGCGTTTTTCAGCAATATCTTCAATCATTTTAGTCGCTTTTAGCCAATCAATAAAAGCGAGGTCTGTACCAAATTGGGTGATCAGATCGCGCAGGCTCATGTCTGCTAAGTGTGCAATATTATTCGGTAAATTGACAGGACGTGGGGCGTCTTCGTTTTTTAAGTAAGCAACAACGATCTCGTGCTCTAAATTAATCGATGCGCCGACGCAAGCGTCTTTAAGCTTCCCCCGCATCAAGTCCCTTACTTTGTCGGGGTGCAGACCGGAGACGCGAGAAAAGTGACTTTGACTAACGTATTTGCTCATTTTAGTAAACCTTTCTTTATTTTTATTTAAGTATTTTTACAAAATGTAAAATATACTTGTATTAACAGTGACTTAGAGCACAAGGTGCGGAGTGCAGGTTGACCGCGCTGCAAAAGCACAGTGTTTACAGTACCTTATGGACATTTCTCCTTTCGGTTCATTGAGTTTTAGCATAAAAAAAGCCAAAGTATGTGACTTTGGCCTCTGAAATATAAATAATATTTTCTTTTTATGCGTATTTTTTCGAATTTTTTATAACAAAAAAAGGATAAGCG